CCTCTAACAGAAGACTTTGATGTCAAGGTTGGCAAGTTCTCCATATACCTTAGCGGCATTGGCAATGGCTATGTCAACTATCTAATCAACAATGAAATTGAAGGCAAGCGTGTGTGTGTCTACAAGGCCTTCCTAAACTTTGGTTCAACAGGCACCAGTCCTTTAGATCTAGTGGCAGCACCTATACTAATGTTTGATGGCATCATCTACAACTATGCAGTGGTTGAAACGGCTAACTCCTGTCAGATTACTATAGATTGTTCTAGTCTGTTCGCGGACTTTGAACGAACGAACGGTCGCAAGACCAACAATTGGTCAAATTGGTTATTCCAAGGCCAAAAGGCAGATGACTGCTTTGTAAAAAGCGGCTTTGTGGGCCAAACAGAATTCAAATGGGGCCGCCTATAATGATCGTTAGAAAAATGCAGCCTCAAGAGTTTGATGCCACCATCATATGCTTTCAATACTACAGAGATGAAGCCATTGAAAGTCTTCCTCGTATCGCAGAAGAATACGATGAGAACAGTGTAATTACCACAATCAAACGATTTGCAGTAAACTATGATCACTGTTGGTTTAATGCCTATGAAGGCACTAGAGTGGTAGGCTTCATTGCAGGCTACGCTTCAGAATGCCCTTGGAACAACAAGATCATTGATAGTAATATTGCTTTTATCTATTTGCTAGACACGCACAAGAACATGGACAACTTTCGCGAACTCTTAAACAAGTTCAAAGAGTGGTCGCATGTAATAGGTGCAAGAGCAATGACCGCAGGCGATATTGGTATCAATCCAGAAAGAACACAAAAGCTATTTGAACACTTTGAATTTACGCCAGGTGTTTGGATGAACAAGGAGTTAACAAATGGCTAAGGTCTTTAAAGCAATAGGCAATGCGATAACTTCAGTTGTCAAAGCCGTAGTCAACGTAGTTTCAAATGTGGTCAAGGCTGTGGTCAATGTGGCTGCGAGTGTGGTCAACTTTGTGGCACAGCCTTTTATGGGCATGTTGGGAGGGACCCCAGACATTCCCACTGCGGCAGCAGAAGTAGAACGACAACAGGGTGTTCTAGTTCAGCGTGAAGGATCCAATGTGGCCATACCAGTAGTCTATGGCTATCGTAAGGTAGGCGGCAGTGTGGTGTTTGCAGAAACAGGATCTACCAACAACAGATATCTCTATGTGGTCTATGTGTTTTCAGAAGGTCTAGTAGAAGGACTTCGTGAAGTGTTCATTGATGATTGGCAACTGCCCATTAACCTCACTGCTAACCTGAATGCAGGTCAGGTGGTGGATGTCACAACAGATCGTTATGCAGGTCGTGTTCGCCTACAGTGGAGTCCAGGTCAATACTTTGCCAATCCAGCATCCAGCACAGTAGGCACCACAGCCAAGGCTGGCATCTTTGCAGAAGCACCCAGCTTTACTGCCAACATGAGATTTAATGGCCTAGCCGTATTGGCTGCTCGCTATGAATGGAAAGAAATCAAGACACAAGCAGATAGCGACAGCAATCCCTTTAGTGGCAACATACCACAGGTGCAGATCAGCCTGTTAGGTCGTAGAATAGCCAGTCTGTTGGTGGCCAATCCAGAAAACACTGCCTATGATGCTGCCCCTGTGCGTTATTCAACCAATCCTGCAGAGATCTTGTTAGACTATCTACGCAATCCACGCTATGGTAAAGGCTTGACCAATGACGACATACATTGGGACTCTTGGAAAAAGGCCGCTGTCAAGTGCAACACCATTGTGACATACCTATCAACCACAAGTGATATTACAGGTCCAATCATGACCAGTAATTTTGTATTGCCCACAGATCAAACCATATTTGCCAATGTGAAAACTTTGTTAATGGGTTTCCGTGCCTACATGCCTTATGTGCAGGGCAAATACAAACTGCGTATTGAAGATGCAGGCAATGAAACAGACATCCTAAGTGGTGCTGCCACAATTGCAATGACTGCTGTCACAAGCCCTTATTTGAAAAGCACTTACACTGGCAATGTGGTTGATATTGTAGGCAACATCACATACACAGGCATTGAGAAGTCTGCCAAATACAATGTGGTATCAGTTAGTTATGTTGACCCAGATCAGAAGTTCTCAGTGCAACAGGTTATCTATCCTGAAACAGAATCAGAGCGTCAGATCTACATTGATCGTGATGGCGGTAGAGAAAACAAGTTGGATGCCACATTCCCAACACTAACAAACTATGCCATGGCCAAAGACATGGCTCGCTTGTTGTTCAACAAGAGCCGTAGACAAGAAACCTGTTCATTAACTATATCTTCAGAAGGTCTAGAACTAGAGCCAGGTGATTCAATTCGTATTCAGTCAAATGTTCTAAACTTTGGCAATGACCCTTGGCGTATTATCAGTCTAAGAGTCAACGACAACATGACTGTAGACATTGGCTGCGTTCGCAATCCAGATGACATCTATCCATATGCTAGAGTAGGCGAAGAGGACATAGTTCTCGCTGTTTATGTGCCCAAAGGCTCAATCATTTACTATCCAGGCAGTTCAAACACTCCCCTAATTGGACTTGTGCCACCTACCAATGCCATATACCCAGCAGACATTGTAATAACTCCAGGCAACCCAGGACCTACTAATCCCAATGCACCAGGCGGTGGTGGTGTAGGTGGAGGTGGAGGCGGTGGTGGTGTGACTCCAGTTAATCCTCCTGTGGTTCCTGTTCCTCCTCCACCTCCCTTTAATGCCATATTAGCATTAAAATCATCTAGTGCTACAAGAGTAGGCACTACTAACTTCTTGATCAATGTGGTGTTCACACAACCTCAAGATGGCCTATATTCATATGCAATCCTATGGTGGAGATACAATCGCTTTTCACCGTGGATTGAAATACGTGTAGATACCAAACCAGGTGCAGGTGGTGATATTCCAATTATATTTGGACCTAGTCTGCCACCAGGTGATTATGAATTCTATGTTCGTGCTTTTGCCACAGACGGTCGTGCATCAATCAATGTCACTAGAGGACAAGCATCAGTTCGTGCAAATTCAAGTGAACTCAATCCTAACCTAACAGGCATTGCCACAGCATCAACAGTTCAGGTTGCTGAAGGTTGGACTGTTCCTCCAAGCGAAGTTCCTGCTACACCACGTTATGATGATGACATTGAACGTATTTCAATTAGACCAAAATTATCATCAGGTGCTCCGCTGAGTCCTCGTAGAATGACCGTGAGTCTACAACAGATCACACAGAGCTTTACTGCCCCAGTAAATGCTCTAATAGATGGTGTAAGAATCTACTACAAAATATCTAGTGATACCTATTGGAGTTATGAAGATGTTAAGTTTGCCACACTAGGACAGTATGTTCCAGGTCAAGTGGTTAATTTTGATCTTGTAGGAGACTTTGGTTCTAGAGTTTATCCAAGTGCCATTATTCCTAATACAGTTAATGATGGCCTACAGAAATATAGTTTTTTAATCAGATTAAGCTATGCTGACGGACAGCCTGCGCTTAAACAACTTGGCCCTATGTTATCAGCACCAGTTGAAATAAATGGAACTGGATTATATGATTTTGTATCAGTAGGCACAAGAGAAAGCGGTGGCACTAGAACTGCTCAGAGTGAACTTATTCCTGCAGGATTTAATTCAACATTCAAAACCGTAGATGAAGATCCCAACAAGTCTTCTGCTAGTGGTGCTGATCTAACTCCTAGCATATTCAAAATATTTGGCTACCCGTTTGATGATAGAATACAATTCACATTCAATCCGCCTATAACAAGTGTGAGTAAATGGCGTGGCTATAGACTACGCTATCGTGAAGTAGTTCCAGGAACCAATCCAGACTTCCGTGAAGTAGATATTCCTGGAGTTGCAGGCATAGACAACAAGGTGTTCTTTGATCTACAGGGACAAGGATTTCGTCTTAATGTCAAATACGAATGGGTAATAAGTGTGTTGATTGCATCAACTGGTAATGTCATTGACGCAGACAATTGCTTATATGGTAGATATACTGTGCCAAGTGCTCAGCGTGAAGACAACATCTATTCATTCTTTGGATTCACAATTAGAAATACCAAAGAAGCCATAGGTGCATTGCGAGTCACGTTCCCTGCACTGCCTACAGTTAATCCAAAATCATGGATCAAGAAGCAGGTTCTTCAATATGACATTTACAATAGCAATGTGTTCTTGAGTTATAAATTAACCAAATCCAGCACAGGCTTTCCACTAAACCAATATATGAGGTTCCGCTTTCAAGCACCTCCAACAGGTGCCACTCATATCATATGCTATCGTAGAATAAAAGATACAGCAGGATTGTCTAGAACAACACCAACTACGGTAGCCAAATATTTTACACTAGGTCCTTGGGAAAAGGTTCGTGTGGCCCTATCAGCATTGACTACAGATGCAGAAGGATTTAAAACACTAAATGTTCGTGGTCCTATTGATTGGATTTATTTTAATGCTAACTACCAAGTTTCAGGCGGCTCAACTAGTCAAGGAACTGCATTAGTTGCCAATATATGGGGTCCTAGTCCTAATGCTTTTCCTTATCCTACAAGTTCAGTTAAGGTATCAAACATCTATCCTATGAGCCGCTTTGGTGTAGGTAATGCAGAAACTGCCACAAGAACACATGAATATCTATTTGTTCTAGAAGATTCAGGAACTGAATCAACCAAAGGTCTATTACTAAGAGATTTCTTTACCTATAATCAAACTACTGATAGAGATTACAGAAGTGAAGTAGATGGATTTATTTCAACATTTGGTGCTGTGCCAAAAGACAATGTAATCAATGATATTACAATTTTCAATTCATTAGATGCAGGCTTTGGTAGAAATCTTAATGAAGCAATCACTGCACCTAGTATAGATAAAATGAATGATCCAGCTGCTGGATTTGGCAGTGGTCCACCTGCGTATGGTGATAGTTCTAGAACCACTATCACTAGATTTATGGAACAGCCAACAGATGGCAACACGGTCTACTAAGGATAATATATGGCAACAGTCACAGGAACCAGCGCATTACAAACCCTAGCAACATTAACCTGTCAAGCCAGAGGCGGCAAGACGCGGGCCACAGGCTCTTTGTCATCAGCATTCACAATGATACCTATCACAGGTTTCATTTACTATCAAGAAGGTCAATTGGATAGTCAAACAGGAACCGTTAAGGCCACAGGTCGTAGCCGCTGGAGCACACTGACTTCTTGGAACGCTTTTAACAATTATATCACAGACCTAGACCCAATCAAATGGACTGCGCCCGTGTTAGACATTGGCAAGGTAGATAGTTTTAATATTGCAGTAGAAGCAGATTTTGATGGCTCGCTGAGCTATCTTGTTCATGTGAGCGAAACAGGCCTGTTTAATGGAGAAGAATCAGAAACACTGATTCAAGAAGGTGATACCAATATTTCAGCTTTCTATGGTCGTTATGTTTATATTACGGCTAGATGCACAGGCGCAGAATTCCGTAGAATGAGCGTAAGCACAGACACAACTAAATCAACATTCAAAATAGTAGATGTAGACACATCAACACTGGCAGGCACTATCACTGCTAGACAGATACCACTTTCAGTTTCAGTAAGCAAAATCTATGATCTCAACATAGAGCCACACGCAGCCACAAGTTATGCAGTGAACCTTTATGTAAGTGATACAGCCACATCCAAGGTGCTTATACCAGTGATTGTGTCTAAATCAGCCACAGCACCAACGTTTGCCCTATACGGCATTGACAATGACGCAAGAAATGGTGTGGTAGATCTCACAATCACTGCCTTGCCAAGAATGATCATGACTGGCGGCAATATCATAGTGGTTGCTTAACAACAATAAATATCCAGAGGACAACAAAATGACATTTCCAACAGGAACACAAATAAGCACTGCCAAT